CCTAAACTATTGCCCGACGGCAACAGACATCAGCAACAAGCACTAGGGCAGGGTCTTCTGACCCTGCCCTTTTTACGCAAAGAATCGAGGAAACGTGGCTAACACGACCACCATCACCCTGGGCGATAAGGAATACGCGCTCAGGGCGTCCAACTGGGCATCGCAGCTCTACGCCGACGAGTTCTTCGGCAAGGTCTCTGACAGCTACAACGGCAGCCTGCAGCACGACGCGGCACAGGTCTTCGCCGACTGCGTAACCACCGACGAGGATGGTGAGAACCTGACCATCAACTTCGTCCCGCCGACACTGTGGCGCGTCGTGTGGGCCCTTGCCTACGCGGGCGGCTCGGTCCAGCTCGGATACGACAAGTGGATGGACTCGGTCCGCGACGAGATGTGGACGGTCGGACAACAGGCGGAGGCGTGCGGCGAGGTCCTTGATCTCATGATGCGCACCTTTTTTCGGTAGCGACCGAAACCGCGCGGCAAAGAGCCTGGTGAACGAGCCCGAAGACGAGCTCCCGCAGGCGTACCTGGACTTCGCCCCGGAGACGCTCATCTTCGCGCTCATGCGGCTGGGGTTCACGGCCAAGGAGGCGCGCGACATGAGCCCCGACGAATCGGAGCGGTTTGTGGCCATCTCGACGGCTAAGAGCCCCGACGAGCCAGAGATGGTGCGCCCCGGCGTCCGCAAGGCCACGCAGGCAGACTTTGACAGATTCTAACCTCTTGGGAGGCACACAATGGCGGGCGAGTTCAAGGGCCTGACAATCAAGTTTCGTGGCGATGCCTCCGACCTCTCGAAGGCCCTATCCACAATCAACTCCGAGATGCGCGCCACGACGCGCAGCGGCAACGAGGTGCAGCGCATCCTCTCGATGAAGGGCGCGACGGGCAACGTCAAGCTGCTCGCACAGAACGTCAAGATAGCCGGAGACCGCTGCAAGCAGTGGAAGGAGCGCGTAGACACGCTCAAGGCCGCCCAGGAGTCCATGGGCGAGCGCACCGAGGAGAATGCGCAGCAGTACGACCACCTCACCGAGCAGATAGAGCGCGCCGAGGCAAGACTCGAGTCCTACACGCAGCAGCTCCACGAGGCGGAGGCGGCCTACGACAGGAGTTCCACAAAGCTCGGGCAGTTCGGCCAGAAGCTCAAGGACGGCGGCGAGGGCCTGCAGAAGCTCGGGCAGGGCATGCAGGACACGGGCGCGACGTTGACGAGGACCGTCACTGCACCGCTCGTTGCGCTTGGCACCGTGAGCGTCAGAAGCGCCGTCGAGGTCGACTCGGCCCTCACGGGGGTGCGCAAGACCCTCGACGCCACCGAGGACCAGTACCAGAAGCTCAAGGACGCGGCAATCGAGTCGAGCAAGCAACAACCAGTCGACGCCGCGACCATCCTCAACATCGAGGCGCTCGGCGCGCAGCTCGGGTTCGGGATAGACGAGCTGCAGGAGTTCGCCCGCGTCGCGAGCGGTCTCGACGTCTCCACCGACATGGGCTGGGAGGACGCGGCCACCAACATGGCCCAGTTCGCCAACATCATGAAGATGAGTCACGGGGACGTAGGTCGCTACGCTTCGACCGTCGTTGACCTCGGCAACCACTTCGCCACCACCGAGAGCGCAGTGTCCGACATGGGCATGCGCATCGCGGCAGCAGGCGCGCAGCTTGGCATGAGCGAGGCGGACGTGCTCGGACTCGCGGGCGCTCTCACATCCATGGGCGTCACCGCAGAGGCGGGCGGCAGCGCGATCTCCACCATCATGAGCAACATCGACAAAGACGTTGCGAGCGGGAACGAGAACCTGAACCTGTGGGCGGAGACGGCTGGCATGAGCGCGCAGGAGTTCGCGGCGGCATGGGGCAACGACCCTGTCGACGCACTCGCGCGCGTCCTCTCCGGTCTCGCAGATGCGTCCGAAGAAGGCTCTTCAATGGCCGTCATGCTTGACGACCTCGGCATCGGCTCCATTCGTCAGACGGACGTGATGAAGCGTCTCGCGGGCAACACCGAGCTGATGACCGACGCTGTCGGCCGCGCGAATGCCGCATGGGAGGAGAACACGGCGCTCGACACCGAGGTCGCAAACCGCAACGAGTCCCTCGCGTCCAAGTTCCAGGTCCTCGCGAACAAGCTGCAGGCAATCGCAATCGATGTCGGCGGACCGCTCGCAGAGGCCCTCATCGACGCCGTGGACGCATTCGAGCCGATGATCTCGAAAATCGGCGACGTTGCTAGGGCATTCGCCGACATGGACACCGAGCAGCAGCGCAGCATCATCAAGTACGCGGCAATGGCCGCGGCAGCTGGCCCGCTGCTCACCATCTTCGGCAAGCTCACGAGTGGCGTCGGCACGTTCGTCACTGGTCTTGGGGATGGGGCGCTCAAGCTCGCCACCTTCGCGGGTCAGATTAAGCGCGGAAATGGCCTCACGACGGCGCTCACGACATCCTTTGAGGGGGCGAGCACGGCGGTCGCTGGCTTGCAGGTCGTCCTCGGGGCCCTCGCAATCGCCACAGTAGCAGCGACCGTCAAGGTCCTCTGCGACGAGGTGACCGAGGCGGACCGCGACGCGCGCAACCTCGCGGACGCAATGGACGGCGTCAACGCGAACACGGAGGGCCTCGCGGCCGCCTTCACCACTGGCACCGACTCGCTCGGTCAGTTCGGGGAGAAGGCCGGACTGGTAAAAAGCGACGTGGACGGCCTTCTGGACTCCATCAGGCAGCACAACGAGCGCAACGCCGAGACGCGACAGAGCACGTCCGACCTCATCGGCGAGCTCGAGCACTATAAGGACGTCATCGACAGGGCCGCAGGCGCCGGCGAGGCCTACGAGGGGAACATAGGCGAGCTTCAGGTGGCCGTCTCAGGCCTGAACGACATACTCGGCACCTCCTACGAGGTCCACGACGTGCTGGAGGGCAAGTACAAGGACGAGGCGGGCGAGGTCCACAACCTCAAGGACGAGATTGACGAGCTCATAGCATCCAAGGAGCGCGAGGCGCGCGCGAGCGCCCTCACTGAGATGGCGGCTGACACCTACAAGGAGCGCGTCAAGGCCGAGAAGGAGCTCGAGAAGGCCGAGCAGGAGTACTCGGAGCACTGGAACTCGTGGGGCCCCAACTACATCAAGGAGCTGCAGAAGGAGGGCCATAGCTACGAGGAAGCCGCGGAGATGGCCAAGGACGCCTTCGACAACAAGATCCAGAGCAGCAGCGAGTACGCGCGCAACGTCAAGGCGGCCCAGAAGGCCGTTGACGAGCTAACCGAGGAAGAGCAGACCTACTACAACATGCTCGGTGACCTCACGGAGGCGGAGAACGCCCACTGGGGTGAGCGCGAGAGCGTCATCATGACCACCGAGCGGATGAGGGAGGCGTGCCAGTCCCTCGGGTACGACGTGAAGGAGCTCTCGCAGGGCCTTGAGGACGCAGGCGTATCCACCGAACAATTCGCGCAGGTCGGCGGAGACCAGTTCGCCATGATGGCCGAGATGGCGGGCGGCAACATGGACACGCTCATCTCGCTCATCCAGAACTACAACGAGCAGGAGTTCGAGGAGAAGTACGGTGACCTGCACGTCAACGGTATCGGTGAGGTAGTCGACGCGAACGGCACCATCATGGAGTGGAACGGCACTGACTTCGTTCCCAAGTACCTCGAGGTGACGACCAACGCGGGAGAGGCCGCAGGCGAGGTCGACACGCTCAACAAGAAGACCGACGCCGTCAAGGACAAGGACAGCAAGGTCGAGGCTAAGGTCAACGGCAAGAGCTTGGTCGACGACCTCAACAAGTCAATCAACGGCGTGCCCAAGAGCACGAACGTGTCAATGACGGCGCACACCTACGGCAAGGGCAACGTCGACACACTGCTCTCGACACTCGCGAACGCCAACGGACGCACCTACGACGTCTACTTCAACACGCATAACACGACCTACAACAAGACCGTCACCGAGGAGGTCAAGAGGGCCCGTGGCGCCATCGTGAGGAACCACGCGGCCGGTGACATCCTCATGGCGAACAAGCGTGGCATGGGCGTTATGTACGACGCCGAGAACCGCATCGGCGAGCAAGGCGCGGAAGCCATCGTCCCGCTCCAGCAGCCGTTCGCGAACAACTTCGCTGGAATCATCGCGGACGCCATAGCGGCGCACGGTGGCATCGGTGGCGTCCAGATCGACTACGAGCGTCTCGGTCAAGCCGTGGCATCGGCCATAGCCGGCATGTCCGTCCAGATGGACGGCCGCGAGCTCATCGGCGCAATCGCACGCACGGCGAGGTCCGCCGCGCGCATGTACGTAGGGTAGGAGGGATGAAGAATGGCCCTTGTTGAGGGTACCTACCTCATCATCAACGCCAAGTCGGGCATGGCCCTCGACGTGAAGGGCGGCAGCGACAAGAGCGGGTCCAACGTCCAGCAATGGAACGTGAACCGCTCCGACGCCCAGATCTGGGCGCTCACCGAGCAGAACGACGGATGGCAGGCCATCTGCTCGCTCACGGGCCGCTCGCTCGACGTAGCTGGCGGCACCATGGCGAACAGGCAAAACGTGCAACAATGGTCGGACAACAACTCCCTCGCCCAGCGATGGGAGATAACGGCCGACGGCAACAGCTACACGTATGGCGGCACCAGCTACCCGACCTACACCATCAAGTGCAAGAAGGGGACGACCTTCGCGCTTGACGTGGCGAATGGTTCCACAACAGCTGGCGCCAACATCCAGATCTACACCGCCAACGGCAGCGTGGCCCAGAGATGGGTGTTCGTCCCAGTGCTCGCCCTCACCGAAGGCGGCACCTTCGAGCTCGTAAGCGCCCTGGACACATCGCTCTGCGTCGACATCTCTGGCGGTTCGACGGCCAACGGCGCGAAGGCTCAGGTCTACACTCGCAACGGCACCAACGCACAGGTATTCGAGGCGAACGTCGACAGCCAGAACATGCTCGTCCGCATCGTGAGCGCGAACTCCGGCAAGGCGCTCGACTCAAACGGCGCGGCCAAGAACGGCACACAGGTCCACCAGTGGGCAAAGACGAGCACCGTGAACCAGTGGTGGCTCGTCGAGAAGTACGGCAGCGTCAAGGTCGACGGCATCACGTGGCCGACCTACATCCTGCGAGCGCAGGCGAACAGCGGCAGGGTCATGGACGTCGCTGGAGCAAAGAAGGCGGCGGGGACCAAGCTGCAGGTCTACGACCGCAACGCGACCGCGGCCCAGAGGTTCGCATTCGTCAGGACCGAGATGCTCGGTAGCTCCATTCCTGCACCGTCGAGAAGCGACGCGGTCCTGCAGGGGATTGGGACGCTTGAGCACTCCATCGGCTTTGTCTGCGACGAGACCGCGTACCAGGCAAGGTTCCGTACCCGTACGTGGTCGGCCAACCACAAGACGGTGACCCCCAGTAAGTGGAAGTCCCTCGACGGGCAGGCGGATGCGGGAAGGGACGGCTGGGGAGACGCATGGACGCCGACCTTCGAGGTCTCGTCCGGCGGCAGCGTCGTCGTGCCCACCCCAGTAAGCGCAACGCTCGTCGCCGGCTCGAGAGACCTTGTCGTGGTCGACGTCGAGATACGGGCATTCCGCGAGAGCTACGGCACCACGGGCTCGTATGCCCATGGCCCCGTCACACGCTCGACGGTGACCTTCACGCTGCAGCCGACCGTTGCCGTAGACTCTGTGGCCATGGCAGTAGATGGCCTGAAGGTCGACCTGTCATGCGACTACCCACACGCGGGCAACCGCTACTCCGTCGAGCTGTGGCAGGACGGCGAGCGCATCGCAGCGCGCGAGACCGTCTCGGGCAACGGTAGTGCGACGGTGAACATTCCCTTTGCGTCTCTGGGAAGGCTCCCTCGCAACGGGCAGGTCGTCGAAGTGCGAGCGTCGGTCGTCACCGCGGACGGCGGCTCCGGCTCGTGCGTGGCCACCAAGACGGTCTTGTGGTCCGAGACCGTCACGACCGTCACGCCGACTGTCACTTACGACTCCGACACTCTCACCGCCGTCGTGACGTGCTCTGGCGCGGCGGGCGGCAGCTGCCTTCTCGAGGTCACCGACTCCGGTGCGCCGAGGCTCGTCGAATGTCCCGAGGTCTCGTCCGGCGTCTGGCGCGTGCCCTATCCGCTCGGTGTCCAATGGAACGCCCATGTCCTCTTGAGGGCATCTGGCGGGTGGAAACTCGGAACCGTCGAGGGACAGATCTTCGACTCCGACGAGTACGTGTGGAACTGGGGCGATGGCTGGGGCGAGTGCCTAAGGCTCCGCGCGAATGCTGACGACAGGCCCAGGCAGTCACGAGAGCATGACTCCAACTCGTCAACGGTGATAACTACAGGGCGCGCAAGGCCCATCGCATTTGCCGCGAGGACCGTCTCCCTTGACCTGAGCGTGGAAGCGGCAACCTTCGGTGACTCCATTCCGCACAGCACTCGCTCTGACGTCGAGCGTCTCGTCTGGACCCTCGGGGACGGATGGTATCCGGTGTACCGCACGCCAAAGGGCGACTGGCATCGCGTAGCCGTCACAGGCGCGAGCACCGGTTGGGACAACGGCATCTGGTGCCACGCTGAGGTCGAGCAACAGGCGGTGGAGCCATGAGCGTGGACTGGCATGACCTCGAGCACGACTGGGAGGTAAGGGCCTACCTCGTCGACCAGCACGCGAGCGGTCTCGTCATAGGCGAGCTCGCAGGGCTGGATGCCAGCAGGTGCGAAGTCGTGGAGGGGTACTACTCCGACACGAGGGTGTCAGCAAAGCTCGAGACGGTGGTGGGGGAGGGCGATTCAGACGGATACGTCCCGAACGCCCGGATCCTCCTGGTCCTCGGCATCCCGCGCTGGGGATGGAAGCGCGAGCTCATCACTGGGTTCGTCACCGACGTGGTGCCGCGCGACGAGGACGGGTGCACGAGGCGCGAGTACTCGCTGGACTCCACGCTGTGGGGTCTCTCGGCCGACTACCTGACGTCGAAGCTCACCTGCTCGGCTGGCGCAAAGGCGCTCACCGCAGCCAAGAAGATCCTCAGCGACAGAGGCATCGAGTACGACGCTGACGGCGCACGTGACAGGAGCATCCAGAAGGTCACCGTCTACGAGCCCGGCACGGTAGCCCTCTCGACGATCTTCGACCTACTCAGCGGTTACAGCAGGCTTGATGTGAACGGGTGCGGTATCGTCACGATCCGCGCGTACACGCCACCGTCCAAGCTGACGCCGTCGGTCACCATCGACCCCTATGACCCTCGCACAAACGTCGTGGGTGACATTCGTGAGACCGACACGTCATGGGAGAGGCCAGGCGCCGCGATCGTCACAGCCAACGTGTCAAAGAGCACCACGAAGAACGGCAAGAGCGTCACCACACACGAGGTGCGCGCAGGGACATACTTCGCGCCGGCATCGGACCCGGCGTCGCGCGACGCTCGAGGGTACCTGCGATTTGCGAAGGACACCTACTCGGGAAGCGCTGACGAGCCGACAACCTCGGAGCTGACAAACAGTGCCAGAACCGTCTGGAACAACAACCAGGACAAGGGCAGGTCGTGGGAGTTCTCGGTCATTTACATGGACCTGCACGAGGGCGACGTCGTGTCCCTCGTTCGGCCAGACGGCACGCACCGCTGCCTTGTGCAGAGCGTCACGACCTCCCTTGACCCAACCGACCGAACACAAAAGCTCACACTCAAGGAGGTATAGCAATTGGACTTTCTTGACGCGGTTTCGTCCCTGCTTGGCAAGCGAAGGGCAGAGAGCACCGGAATACAGCAGCCGACGAACGTGCATCTAGTCACGATGGAGGCCGTCGAGGCATCGTCCGACGGCACCGTGCTGGTGGACCCTGGCGGGGATGTGATCTCACCCGACGGGTCCCAGTATGTCGAGATCCAGACTGTGGGCTCCGTCCAGGAGGGTGACGAGGTGGCGGTCGCTCTCGTGGGCGAGCCCGGCGGCGCGATGGACGTCATGGCAATCGGTACGGTCGGCGAGGGCGACCACCAGAACGAGCGTATCGGCGCAATAGAGGCCGACTACGTGAAGGCCACCGAGCTTGAGGCGGACGTGGCCGACATCGGCTTCCTGAAGGCCGACAGCGCCACCATCACCGACCTTCAGGCCGACGCGGCGAAGGTCCACTCACTGACGGCGGAGCAGCTCTCAGCGGCCACGGGCTACGTGGGCGAGCTTCAGGCCGGCAGCGTCTCGGCGCAGGACATCGTCTCGGGCAAGGCCACGGTGGGCCAGCTCGCGGCTGACCACGTCTCCGTCTCCGACCTCGACGCCGCTACCGCGCGAATCGGTGACCTCGAGGCTGACCATGTGACGATAACTGATTTCACTGCAGCCACTGGTCGAATTAGTGACTTGGAAGCGGACCATGTAAGTGTGGCAGACTTCGAATCCGAACAAGCCAACATCGATACGCTTCAGGCAAATACCGCAGACATCGCCACCATCAGGGCTAACTCTGCTAAGGTCCAGAATCTCACTGCCGCACAGCTTGAGGCGGACCATGCTACGGTTGGGTCGTTAAGCACCACGTATGCGACAATCGGCAACCTTAATGCCGCCAACGGCAGAATCGACACGCTTGAATCGACCAAGGCAAACATCTCGGACCTCGAGGCGAACTACATCACGGCAGACGTGATTGAGGCCACATACATGCACGCCAACATGTCGAACAGTGACGTGGCGTGGATTGAGAACGGGACCATCAAGAACGGCGCAATCGTCAGTGCCATGATTAACGACGTTAGCGCCAACAAGCTGACGGCTGGCACCATCAACGGCTCGGTCATCAACGTCACCAACCTCAATGCCGACAACATCACGACGGGCACCATAAACGGTCAACGCATTGGTGAAGGCTCGCTCAGTTTGTCAAAATTGGAAGACAATGTCTACACAGAGACCGAGGTCAACAACATCGTTGACGGGCTGAACGACCGAATTGACGGTGCTATTGAGACTCACACTGGTACCGCTGTACCTACATTGAACAACTCTCCTGCAAGCAGCTGGAACA